TTTGTCGATTCATACGCTGCGTTCAAGATATGAAGCGCGTCGAGGTCTGTCAACCAATCATCGGCATCGATCCTACAGATGATGTCGTCGTCAACACACATGGAAATTCCATGGAGTACGTTTGCAACTTCCCACTTCTTTTCAGTGTTCCAGACAATGTGGATCTGATCTTGCGGAATCAGTTTAGACCAAAGATCGATGATGTTGGCCTCACGGCGTTGTTCATTGTGTTCACTGACGTCGTCAATGAGAATGATTTTCCAATTGTCATATGACTGTCCGACGATAGACGCAAGCATCTGTCCGACGTACTGCGAGGCGTTCCACATAGGACTTACAAACACGAATCGATTTTTATGTTCAGGCATAACGCCACCGATAACCTTTTGATGTTTCTCTGTGACAATTCAAAACCATCGAAATCATAGCACGACTCGTGTTTGTTTCTTTTGCTGCATTGTCAAGATCAATTCGTCGTTGAAATCCGAATCGACTTAGCGTACGATGATGAATTCGATTACGTTTCACAGTTTTTGTACGTGCTTGTGAACCAATCCCAACGTAGAAACATCGAGGATTTTCTTCTGTTGTCCAATCTTCATACACGTAGTATTTCTTCACTTGCACAACGTTCTCAGACATCGTACCTGCACAATGCCGCTGAAACCGTGTTGAGAAGACGCCTTTCCACATCAGAAAGAGTGTTTGCACACTTTGGTGAACACCATCCGTAATAAACGTCTAGTTGATCACGTAATGCATCTGCGTCGTCACTATCTCCACGTCCTTCCTTGAACAAGGCGTGTAGTTTCATCGTCAATCCAAGCGCTTTTTCAAAGTTATTCATCTCAAATCCTTCACCAATCGGCGCGGCCGACTCCTTCTTTTGTCAAGAGAACCTGACCATAATCGATCTGGTCATCTGTGTATCTCCTGTCGTCAAAGAACATTCTGCGATCCATGATGATCAATTCCTTCGAAGGGTCATCCACCTGATCAATAAGGTCACGGCACTGGATGCCCGCGTCGACCTTCGTGAGAAGGTGATAGTCATCAAACAGGAGACACTTATTCCACTTGTCCTTTGTCATCTCCCAATCGAGTTTTGTTGCCTGGTATGAGTGATCACCATCGATGTATACCAAGTCGAAATTTTCATTCAGTTGAGGAACAACATCACCGCTTGTTCCTTTCATGAATTGAATGTATTTAAACCATTCCTGAGGAAACACTTGGGATAACAACTGAACAGACTTTTCTTCGAGAGTTGGATCGACCGTCGTGATCTTTCCTTTGATCCCAGCATCGTGGAACGCCCGGGCGGCACAGAACGTTGCGTATCCCCTTCCGTAGCCGATCTCGAGAACTGACTCGATGTTGTAGGTGCGGATGAGGTAGTAGATAAGGATGCCTCGCTCGTAGTTCGAGCGGTAAAACGATCCGTATTTCTTGTAGTTCGGATCGTCTTGGCCACGTTGTCGTTCTGCTGTGAATCTGCCTATGTAGTCAAAATCACCCATAACGATGGTAGATGGGTCAACACCCATCGATTCGAGTTTTTCTTTGATTCCAACTTTCTTCATTTAGACAGTCTTTCCTTCATGATCTTTGGTTCATCTTTCAAGACGGTGATGTTGGGAGTGTATGCATTCTTTGGACATTTTCTGTGCCAAATCCACCCTCCGATTGTGAGGAGCTCCTTTGCACGGGCATCAATCATCTCGTCAGTAACTTGATGCCAGGGAACATCAAACATCATGTTGTTTTCTGAAGTGTCATCGATCGACTTTCCATACAAAGAATTCCAGTGCTTTGTCCAGTAATTTTTGTATAACCTTATCTTTCGAGGAAGATCATACCACGAATAGTGAAACACTCCTGGGAGTTGTGCAATGACATCGTTGAACCAGGCTTCATATGAACGTTTAGCGTCTAAGTTGCCAGAGAGTGCAGCCTGTCTTGCATTGTCGACCTCAGGTGAATAGAATGAAACGTGTGGAATCCTTTCACCGGTTCCAACGTCGATCATATCACAACCATCTGTTCCTACACGAGCATAAAAATTACCATTTTCGTCCTTCAAACGAAGTTCAACTGGAATTCCATGTGTGATGTTTGGCTTGTTTCTGCTGAGCCTCCACTTCCAGGGAGTGACATCCATCCTAACTTTTCCTTCGTTGCCCCAATACTCGACAACAGGTAACGAAATAATGTCGACCTCTTTGGGCATCTTCGAGCAGAGTTGGACAATCTTTTGTGAATCATCTTCGTGGACAATCTCATCGCAATCCATCTGCCAACAAAAAGTCGAGGTACACATAGCTCGAGCTTCAGCTTTTTGCATGCCATCGAAAACTGCAAACCGTGGATGATTCCAATCTCTGATGACTTGTTTAACTTTGATTCTTTGGTCTGAGGTCGCCAAAAATTGAATGGCCGGCCAAGTACCATCAGTCGAACCCCCATCAACAACACAAATCTCGTCGCAGAACTGTGTCATTGATTCAATCGCTTGCAGATATGGATAATTTTGTGATTCTGCATTGTATACAGTCATATAACCGCTGATTGTCGGTTTATAATCGATCATCTGCTTCACAGAGTTCCAGAAGACCTTCGGAGATGCGTAAAGATAATCCTTGATAGAATCTAGATCATCAGTTGCAAACCATTCTTCGTCTTTGTGTTGAACGTTATCGTTCAAGACCAGGTCACAACCAAGAAGTTTTGCTTCGATGACCATTCGAGGGCATGTGTCAGCACCGGCCGGTAAGTACACAAATCCCTCAGAAGTCGCTAATTTTGCGAGAAGTTGATCGTAAGGTAAGTTCCATACGACTTCATAATTTTTCTCATTATCTACACACCACTTTTCTGCGGTGGATGCACCCTTGACCCATGAATTTGAACCCAAAACAATCCAATTTTTTCTTTGGAGATTAGCATCTTTCAATGCTTGAATCGATCCAAGAGTTTTTTGATCGAAAACGCTGGAAAGTACTGTGTTGTTTCTGTCAGCGAGGAATGGGAACAATGTGTGGTAACGTTCCTTCTGTTTTTCAGACATCCAAAAGAGGCCTTGAGCAGCATAATAGAACGCACTCACCATTTTTCCATTAGAATCATTGTGACATCCACACGGAATTTTTGTGGATTCAAAGTGTTTCTCAGGTGATCGGAATCGACAATATTTGTAGTCGTACTCAAGAATTGCGTATTTAAGATTTCCGACAATGCTGGGGATGAGGTTACCGTTCATCCCAGAAAAATTGCCAAAGACCCAAAACCTGTCGACCCCCTCTTTGAGGAGATCCATGTTCAGATCTTTTGAGTGGAGCTTAAAAATTTCAAGAGGACTGGAGTCTATCAGAGCTTGAGTTGTTAACTCAGCACCTCCCAAGTAGTCTTCTACGAACATGTCGGCCACTACGATCACTTGTGCTGACTGTGGAATCACAATCTTTTTTGACTGTGAAAAGAATGCGTCTCTATCTCCGAACATGTTTCACCTTGACACATCATACAAACTGTCAAGAACATGTTCAAAGTTGTTGCAGGTGTACACGAAATTTACTACTTAACCATAGGAAATCTCTGACGATTTAATTTCTCTGTGGAGATTAAACATTTCCTTCTTTAAATTTCTCTTCTACTTCTCTTAATCTCTTAATCTCTTAATCTCTTAAGAAGAAGATCAAACGTACGCGCGCTAGCGAGGAAAAACATGGTGAAGATGTCCAAGCGAGTTCACGGAAGAAATCAACAAAGCGTTGATGAACATGACCATGACGACAAAGGACGTCAAAACGACGATGAAACTAAGAAGATCATCCTGGATATGCAGAGAAAAGTTATCAATGCACCTGTTTTAAATGGAGGATTTGATCGACTTTGTATGAAGATTGAATCGATTGAAGCAACCCAACATCAAATCAGTGAAAGAGTTGATGCTATCCATGATGCGATATTCAATCCAGATGAAGGGTTATTTTCACGTATTGCTAAAACCAAAGTTGAACAACTCGAATCAGTAGCTGATGTTGATAAACAGCTTGCATCTCTCTCTATGTGGAAAGAGATACAAGATAAAAACACTGAAAAAGACGCAGAATCGACAGAGAAAGTTAATGACTCTTTAATTACACAACAACAAACGCTAGATGAACTGGTGAAATGGAAGACTACACTTAGTTCAGCTGGGAAATGGTTTGCTGCGGCGTTAATAGGTGCTAGCATTTCCCTCATGTTCAAATTACTGTACGACACTATCATTCAACACTGGAAGTGAATTTCACACACGGTCTTAGTATGATTACGTTGTGTTGAATGAAGTTTATGTTGGGACCTCGATAAAAGACTCATTGAGGAGAGTCACAAGTTCACTGAGGACAGTTGTCGATAACATGGGCACAACTGTCCTCAGTGAACTTTCAAATAAGCCAATAGTTCATACAAGGCTTCAAGCACTTTTCAATCTGAAATTCGACAATGTGATTGACCGTCGTTTGTATGAGATCATGATCACTCATGCTGTTCATGCAGAAAAAATAGGCCCCGGGGCCTTTGATAGATGCATTAGAATGACACTGGAATATCTTGAACTTTATGAGAAAGGTTTTCCTCCATCGAATTTTGTGAATTATGACATAAAACCTATTACGACAGGTAATCATCCTGTTCGACAAGACATCATGAGAATCATTGATTCATATACGATTGACAATGAAGTTGTCAAAGATCTCATTATGTGTGCTGTTGAACTTGCTGGATTCGGTGGTAGAATCATAGTAGAAAAGACAAATTCTACGGTGCATTCAGTCGAACTTTCAAGAGGCTACACATTCGACGTATCTCCAGCAATTCCAGTCACTGTCAAGTTTGATCAACCTCGGATTATCTGCATCGATGGTTATGTTGAATCAGTTTCAGAAATTCACCATCTTCTTGAAACGGCTTCAGAAATAAAAGAACCTGGTCTGATGTTTGTTCGTGGTCTATCTGATGACGTCATTCATACATTGAAAACGAATTATGACCGTGGATCATTGAAAATAGTCCCTGTGATTGTCAAATTTGATCTTGAAGGAATCAATATGATAAATGACATTGCTATTGTCACCGGTGCTGATCTTGTGTCAAGCACAAAGGGTGATCTGATCACATCTGTCAGATTCAATGAAGCGCCGCGGATAGATGCAGCAGTCATTTATCCCGCAAAGGTAGTGATTACCAACTCATCTACACATAAAGCTGTATCTACACAAGTTTCATTCTTAATGAACAAAAGGAATGAAGAGACGGTCGTTTCAGACGTAGGAACGCTCTATGACAAGAGGATTAAATCGTTATCACCTAATCAAGTGACGATTCGAATACCAGACACGAAAGATTACGTTGTGTCTGCACAAACGATTGATTATGTACTCAGGGCAATCAGATCAGCCGTAGATTACGGCGTTGATGAATCAGGGCTCGTTGCATCGACAATAGTCGCAAGAATTCACTCTCAACGATGCATCGAGACGTTGACATCTATCGGAGCGATGGTCACATCTTAAGATGACCTTTGTCGTTAAGCAACTTAAGTGCTGCTACGATGTCTTCGTCGTTTGAAACGTTAATTGCTCTTGCAATTTTCAAAACTTGTTCATCTGACAACGTCTCTTTAGGTGTTGGTCGACCCGGTGCTTCGCCGGCTTTTACACTCCCAGTTGTTTTCGTCGTGTCTTTTGTCGGCGAAGTACCCTCAGTTCCAGATGATCCGTGTGCCGGTTCACTTTGCGAAGTATTCTTTGTTTCTGCTTCTCCACCTGCAGTAGCGGTGTCTTTGATATCATCAGCAATTCTTTGTGTACTTGGACCACTCGTTATTGTCTTGATCAAGGGCGCAAGGTCACCAATTTCGACCGCTAACAATGCAGGTGCCAATGCTGACATGTCAACATACGGAATCTTTTTGAAGGCGCCAAAGACCCCCGAAGGAGACAACGCTTTCATAATGTTTTTCAAAATGATTTTTTGTTTTGTCTCATCCGGAACTAGTTCTGCGATGCTCTTGCCAGAATTTTTGTATAGATCTTCTTGACTTCCTACGACATTTTTTAAGATCATTGGAAGTTGCTTAAATCCTTGTTCTAGCGCATTGGCCATCGTCATAACCTTGACGAGTGGATTATCAATTCCCATTTTACCCTTCATCTTTGACCAGGCTTTTGAAATAGGTCCACCAGCGGTGTACTTATTTAGTTCTGATTCAGCCTGTTCGATTCCTCGGTCGAGGGCGTCGAGTCCCTTTCCCTTCATACTACGAAGTTTGTCAATAATTTGAGATGCTTGATCGAGGTCTTTTTCATCCATTGCTTCAATGATGAGGTTCGCTGCGATGTTTTCACGTAACAATTGAGAACGACCTTCTCGTACTTTTTGTTCGATCAAAACACGTCGCTTTTCAACGTACATACTTTTCAATGTTCTCGACATTATGCCTCCGGGCGATTTACTACGCATAAGTATGTGGATACAACTCGAGAGTAGGATAATCTCGATGCAACCAAAAGACAAAATCGCTAAGCTAGCCTGGCAACTCTTCGAAGGTGTAAAAGACGTCGTTCAGGCAGACATTACGAATGCCGTTAGAGCAGGACAGGTGAAAGTTGATCCCGCTGCGTTACCCGTGTTGATTAGTTTGATCAATTCATCGTTGGAGTCTGGATATCATAGAGGTGCGCGGACATTTGAAAAGTCAGTTGCAGTTGCCATCAATGACATTGAGATGCCTGCTCTTAAACCACTTCCACAAGGTAAAAAAAAGTAACTCTGGCACTTTTTGTTGACTTTTTCAAATTGTTGACACACATAAAATAATGCCAAAAGGTCAAAAACATCTTGTTCCGTGCAGATGTGTCTTGTCACAGCTCAAGCACTTGTCTGAACCTCCTCGTCATCATTTCATCGTATTTTCTGTAGTCGATGATTCTGACGTTGTGATTCCAAAATTTGCTCAATGTAACAATTGTGGTCTGATTCACAAGGTAACTGACATTTGCAAATCTGAGATAGTCCGAGGCCGTGAATCGATGACGTCGATAGCGTCTGTCGATGACATCAGACTTGGTATGCCAAAAGCATTGGGAGACTTGTTGGAAGGAAACAATGCTGACCTTCCCACATGGGAAGCTGCACAATTCATCCTAGAAAATAAATTCTGGGGTGATTTTGTCGTTCTTACAACAGATCATTCTGGCGGTGCACGACAAGGAAAATATGTTCGCATACTTAGCGAGTCGATGTTTAAGGTTGATACCTTTTTCCGTGAGGAGACGTTGCAGGTAAAATGAGCACACCAATCATTTATGGTCAATCACCGGCTGAAAAATTAGCAGCAGAAAATCAAGTTGCGCGAGACATCGTAAAAGAGATTAGTTCGTTCGGCGTTAATGAACGTCAGAGATGGTTGATCATTCATTATCTTGCTCTTGAGCTTGAGAATGTCGACGAGATGCGCGAGATTATTGGGCTCGTACGTGAACTCAAAGGCGAAGAACTATTCATCAACAAAACATCAGGAGGTCTACATGGGTCGACGAGTACTTGACAGACAGGCACCTGTTGTTTCTGCGACACAATCAAATGGTGCGGAAGAACAGTTCATACAGAGCATGCTCGTACAACAAGATGCTGCGAGAATCGTTGTCTTGCATGGTGACGTTAACGAACATTCAATTTCAAATGTGATCGTACAATTGTTGCAGCTGGCAAATATCAGTCACAAACCAATTCATCTTGTTGTCTCCACATATGGAGGGTCTGTTGACGAGATGTTTAGTCTCTATGACACAATCAAATTTTTACCATGTCCAGTTCACACGATAGCGCTCGGAAAGGTTATGTCAGCCGGCGTTCTGTTGTTATCAGCAGGTGTGAAAGGAAATAGGATGATTGGTCGTTCTGCAAGAATCATGATGCACCCGATTTCTGGCGGTGTTTTTGGAAACGTTTTTGAAGAATTGAACGAAGTAAAAGAACATCAAAGACTTCAAGATCTCATGGTTGAATCTTTAGTTCGTGAAACAAAAATGAAACGTGTTGATGTTGAAAAGATCATGAAGGCCGGTCATGATTACTTTGTGACACCTTCTGAGGCGATCAAATTAGGAATCGTTGATAAGCTTGTCGGCGACGACAAAAAGTGACCTTGTAAAAAGGGGCTTTGATGGTTGACATTTGAGCAAATGCCTGTTCATGATTATGTTCGTTACTTTCCGTTTGCGAAGATTAGGGACGAACAAAAGAAAGCGATAGAGTTTGCTCTTGATGCTTATGAGTCCGGTAAACGTTATGTAATTCTGCAACTTGGAACAGGCTGTGGAAAGTCAGCTACGGGCATTACGATCGCTCGATATCTTGAAGCGCACGGTGGTAAGACAGTCGATGACGAAGGTGTCACCACAACCGGTGCATATGTGTTGACAACACAAAAATTGTTGCAGCAACAATACATTGATGACTTCGGTCCGGGAATTGGTCAAGGAAAGAACTTACTTCGAAGCATCAAGTCAGCGTCTAATTACACGTGTGGTTTTTACACTGATCAATCGTGTGCCGAATCACGTCGAGTGCTTCATCAATTACGTAAGCAATTGACCGGCAGCGATTTTCAAAAAGCATGCACCGGAAATTGCGGTTATGCAAAAGATAAACAAGAGTTCATCGATTCTCCCATTAGCATCACGAACTTCTCGTACTTTCTCGCAGAGACGATGTACGGCAAAAAATTGACGCCCCGGGCAACGTTGGTGATCGACGAGGCACACAACACTGAACTTGAATTGAGCAAATTTATCGAGGTGACGTTTTCAGAGAAGTTTGCAAAGGACGTCTTGAAATGTAAGGTTCCAAAGACGGTAGATCAAGCTGTCATTTACGAATGGATTTCGACAACATACAAGATAAAATTGTCGAGGTACATCAAGAACCTTGAAAAGTTGATGTCGTCCAGGTTCAAATCAGGTGCTGCTGATGGAGGCGAACATTCAAAACAATATGAAACGCTTGACAAACACATTTGTAAGGTCAATCGATTTATCGAAGTATACTCGACAGAAAATTGGGTGATGAATGTTGTGACACCACCGGCAGACAAAAGTCGATTTGGTCGGAAGTTTGAATTCAAACCCGTTGATGTCGCGAGGTATAGTCACGATCATCTTTTCAGATTTGGTGGGAAAACGTTGTTGATGTCAGCAACGGTGATCGACAAAGATACCTTTTGCAGATCAATAGGACTCGATACGAATGATGTGGCATTTCTGAACGTGCCGTCACCTTTTCCGAAAGAAAATAGACCTGTACACTTCATCCCAGCGGGAAGCATGTCGATGGACAACATCGCAAAAACGTTGCCAGCAGTTGCAGAAGCGATCAGGATGATTCTTGAACAACATCCAAATGAAAAGGGGATAATTCACACAGTGAATTATCGAATCGCTCAGTACATCATTGACAATGTGAAATCTCCAAGGTTATTGAGTCATAATTCTGAAAATCGAGATGCAACGTTGAAGGCACACATCATGGGTTCATCCCCGAGTGTATTGTTGTCGCCTTCAATGATGGAAGGCGTTGACCTTGCTGATGACGCATCAAGGTTTCAGATCCTGTGTAAGGTTCCGTTCCCGTACTTAGGAGATGCAGTGATCAAGAAAAGGATGGCTCGTGATAAAACGTGGTACACGTATCAAACTGTCAAATCGATCGTTCAATCAATGGGAAGATCGATCAGGAATGAAACAGATCACGCTGTTTCGTACATCATCGATGCCGATTGGGAGAGATTCTACAGGACAAATAAACAGATGTTCCCAGATGAATTTTCGAGCGCTCTTTTTAACCCATGATGATCGCTGAAAGAGCTTTTTACTTTACTAGACGCACAGAAGCCTATATCTATTATAAAGGAGTGACGTATGGAATCAGAAGGTAAAGTGTTGGCATTGTGGAATGACGTCAAACAACTAGTTGAAGGTCTTGAATTGGACGTCAACAAGAATTCGAGGGGAAATCTTGCTGCCGGTGTCCGAGCTCGAAAGGGTCTTCGTGACATCAAGGTTAAAGCAACGGCATTGGTCAAGCTCACCGTTGAACTTGACAAGTCGAAGAAAGAAAATTCTTTGCCCAAAGGTACAGACGTCAAACCTGTTTGATACACAACAAACGTAATTAAACAAAGCCCTCATCTCGTGAGGGCTTTGTTGTGTTTTAAGACCTATTTACGTATCAGGAGAAAAGAATGCCATCACCCAGAGCAGTTCTAGCAGATATCAAAAAATTGAGACTTGATCCATCAAAGGCTCATTCTAACATTCGTGCGAACGGACATCTTGGTTTGATTCAAGACCAATTTATTGAAGGTCCTCTCGTCGTAGAACCCATGATTATCACAGTCGTAGAGAACGTAGTTGTTGATGACTCTTCAACTCCCACACCTGTCGAGATTTCTTCTTATGATACGCAAGTTGAAGTTTTCCAACAAGTTGCTGAACACGTTGAAAATGATGAAAACTCATCATCAAGTGAAGTAGTTGATGAACCTCTTCATGAAGAGGTTGTTGAACAAACATTCGAAATCACAGAAGAATACGTTCCATTCAAAAAAACAAAGAAGAAGAAAATTAACTGACGCTTCTGATCTTTTCGTAGATGCTTTTTTCAATCTGACAAATACGCATCCTTGTCAATCCGTATATTTTTCCAATCTCTTGTAACGTATGAGGCCCATTCTGTGCCGCAATCATGACACAGTTATGCCCCTCACGATGAGATATCCAGTGTTGACATCGTTTACGTTGACAATCAACGGCTTCTTTTGCCAACACAGAGAAACACGTTACGTTCGGAACGATATTGTCGTCATTGACGACATTTAAATGACGCTTTTTGCTGGTATGCATCTGCAATTCCTCTCTCAGCATGGTATACAGTACTTTTTAGATGGGTTCATGTACATAAACGAACTCGACCCATCGGAGCAAAGAGAATGAAAAAAACGTACGTCCTTGACACTAACGTGTTACTTAGCGACCCCGGCGCGCTGAACTCGTTCGATGACAATGACATCATAGTCCCTATGGCGGTCCTCGAAGAACTTGATAGGCATAAAAGCCGACAAGATGAAGTCGGAAGGAATGCTAGAACTGTTAGCAGAACATTAGATGACATGCGACAGTTGGGTAGCCTGTTCAAAGGTGTGAAATTGTTGAATGGAGGTGAACTAAAGGTGGTCAGTATCGATTCATCAAAAGTTGATCTGCTTCCTCCTGAACTACAAATTGCAAAAGTTGATAATCTCATCATTGCATTCATGTTACAAATCACAACATTGAAGGAATTACCCGAGCCAATTTTAGTGTCAAAGGACATCAACGTCAGATTGAAATGTGATTCTCTTGACGTCAGGTGTGAAGATTACCTCAAGATGAGGGTGACAACTGACGCTAAGAAGTTCTATCGAGGCGTTGATGTGATCGAAGTACCAGAAAGTTTGGTCGATAAATTTTACGTTGAAGGTCAACTTTTACTTCCGAAAGAATTCAAAGAAGATCATAAACTCTATCCGAATGAAATTGTTGTCATCAAGAACGTCCATAATGGTGTGACTACAAAGTCAGCGATCACAAAGTGTATTACACACGACAAACCGTTAGTACCGGTTGCAAAGATCGACCACGCATTTGGTCTTAAGCCGAGAAATAAAGAACAGAGTTTTTCGCTCGATCTCCTGTATGATGAGAACATCAAGTTGTTGACGCTTGTCGGTCCTTCAGGAACAGGAAAGACGCTATTAGCATTGGCGTCTGCACTCGACCAGTTGAAGGGCCTCGGAAATAATGCAAAGTACGAAAAGCTCATCGTGACAAGACCCGTTCAACCTCTCGGCAGGGACATTGGATTCTTACCGGGAACGCTTGAAGAAAAGATGGAACCTTGGATCTCTCCCATTCGTGATAACATCAATTTTTTGATGGGTTCTAAGAAATCTGCGCACAGGCGAGTTCCCCAAACAGGAAAGGATAAGAAGCCAGTCGACGAATATTATCTGTCGATCATGCAGGAACGAGGCCTGATTGAAATCGAGGCAATTACGTTCATTAGGGGACGTTCAATACCAAATTCTTTTATCATCATTGATGAAGCACAAAATCTTTCAATGCATGAATTGAAGACGATTATCACCCGTGTGGGCGATAACACAAAGATTGTGTTGACTGGAGACATTGAACAGATCGACAATGTTCACGTTGATGCATTTTCAAACGGTCTGTCGTATGCTGTGGAAAGATTTAAAGACTACGAACTTGCGGGTCACGTGACACTCCAGAAAGGTGAGCGCAGCGCCTTAGCTACTCTCGCCTCTAAGATCCTATAAACCTGAATCTTTTGAACTGGCAACAATACTTATGTTGCATGAAGTTCAAAGTATATGTCGATTACACGAAAGAAGAGACCCCTCGGCCATTTTATATCGGTAAAGGATCTGAGAAGCGAGTCAAATTAGAAAAGCGAAACAAACTACACACGGCGATTGTGGCCAAATATGGTCTTGATCGCCGTGTTATTTTTGAATCTGATGATGAAATTGCAGCGTTTGATTTAGAAAAGAAGTTGATCGTTGAATTTAACACATATGTGTATGATGGTGGTTGGGGTGCAAACTTCACGCTTGGTGGTGAAGGAGGCACCGGCATGAAGTACCCAAATCGTCGAGGAGAGAATCATCCGATGTGGGGCAAGAAACATACAGAAGAATCGAAACGTAAGAACAGTGAGTCAAATAAAGTTGCTTGTACAGGCGAAAAGAACGCAATGTTCGGAAAACATCATAGTGAAGAGACGAGAAAGAAGATTGGTGACAATCAACGTGGATGGCACCAAACTGCAGAAGCAAAAGCATTGATATCTGAAGCGCTAAAAGGCAAAACGCACGTGTGTTCAGATGAATCAAAAAAGAAGATCAGCGAATCACGAAAAGGTAAAGAACCTTGGAACAAAGGTAAGAAAATTGGTCCACGAAAGACGAAGCGTATCTTCTCTGAACAGGCACTGAAAAACATCGCTACTGCTGCTAAAAATAGAAAGAAACGTTCGAGTGCTGATGAATAAGATGAATTGATTCTACACAATCAGCTCTCGCGACATTGGCAAGCAAAATTCTATGACATTGCAATGATAATGATGATCCTCTTGAAGATCTTGTAACGAAGTAGGTCAACGATGCTCATGCTGCGGTATATTTGTCGTAGA